AGTGCAAAGCGGAGTTAAAACGGTTGGAATGAAGATTAATAATGCGGAGAAGCAAGTTCAAAAGGGAATTGGTAAAGGCATTGATTTAGGGCAGACAGTTCTTCGCAAAACCGAGAAAGGAATTGAACAAGCAAGTGGAAAGATTGGTGCGGTTAAGCAAGGATTTTTACAAGGTGCTAAGGTGCTAGATGCTCTGCAAGCAACTGGACTCAGTGCTGTCCCGGGATTGGGAGTGGGTCTAGGAGCAGTCTCGACTGCATTGAGAGGGTCGGCCGCCGGATTAAAGAAACTACAAGATGTAGGAGCAGATGCTCGATTGGCAACTGGAAAGGCAAAGAACCAATTATCAACTGTAGGAGGAAAGGCGAGTGCCAAAGTGTCCAGTGTAGCTGAGAAGGTAGGTGCCCAAGTTGAGAAGGTTGGAGAACGTGCTAAGATGATTGAAGCGAATGCTCAAGAAGACATTCGTGGAGTTCGAAGTGCTTTTCAAGAGTAATGAGGTTCCCTTTGTAATTAATTTCTAGGAGTAATATATAATGCATTCAACGCTTGTAAAGCGGAGTGGACTAGAAGGTATTAAGCGAACAACCCCAATGCCAATGCCAACTATGGTAAATAAACCAATGGAAGAGATTAAGGCGATTCTCAAGCATCGCAATAAAATGTTCAAGCCAGTATAATTATGAAAGGTTAAATGAACTTTGATAATTTAAACGATTTTTTTATATAGGGGTAGTATAAATGGCAGATGTTTCCGAAATCGATAATATCGACAAAACTCCTTTATTGAAGCCAAAACGCGTGAGACCACCACCGAGTGAAAAACAAAAAGAGAATTTTAAACTTTTACAGCAGAAGCGAGCAGAAAGCATTGCAAAGAAAAAAGAAGAAAAGATTTTTGAAGCACAAAAGGCATTACTTCAAAAGGAGGGCAAGTTGCCACAACAACAACAACAACAACAACAACCAATTCGATTTGAAATAGAAGAAGAGGAAGAAGAGGAAGTTAAGGCAATTTCAAAACCCTTGCCCAAAAAGAAACAAGTTAAGGAAAACACGGTTAAAGCCCCTCCTCCTTCAACTCCTATTAAGCCAATTGCCAAAAAGGTAGTTGCCAGAAAGCCACGGGCTCAAACCATTGTTGAAGAGGACGATGAAGATGAAGATGATGACAGTGATAGCGAGGAAGAAATCATTGTTATTAAGCGTTCAAAAAACAAGAAGAAATCAATCAAACCACGCAAACACGAACCTTCTTCGGATGAGGAGGAGAGTTATGATAGTGTAGCAAACAAAGGAAATAGCTCCAACCAGAATGAAATCCATAATATATATGGAGGTTTCTTTTGTTAAGGAACATTAATAAACCATGTTTAATTAATGAATTGCATAATATTTTTATCTTGATTAATATTATACAATGTCTGCTCTGCCAAAACAGCTTCTCTACCAGAACAAAGTTGATGCCATGGGTGCTCGTCCCTACACTTCCAACATTCAGCCTCAAGGTGCCCAGACTTACTCCGCAAACGATGTGATGATTTTCAACATCCCTTGCAACCGCAACACTGTGTTATCCCCTCACGACACATATTTAAAATTCTCTATGAATGCTACCAACGGAGCTACTGCTCAAGATTGGGTGCGTCTCTCGAAGGCTGGAGCCCATGGCTTCATCCAGCGTCTCCGACTCTTTCATGGTTCTACTCTGCTAGAGGATATTGATAACTATGGTAATTTGATGGCAAGCTTAGCTACGAAACAGCGTTCTGCTGACAATATTTCATACAAGGGTTCCGTCGTAGAAGGTTTCGAGGAATCTTGTGCAGTTCTTATAGCTGGTTCTGGAGCGGGTGCTTCAGCGACACCTATTTACTCACAAAATGCTTTAAGAGGTATGCGTGTTAATAATCAAGCTTACGGAGCCGTTGCTAGTTTAGCCGCTGGGGCGACTCTTACAGCAAGCCCCCCTACTACGGCTCTACCAATCAGAACCTTCTGCATTCCTCTTGTATCAATCCTAGGAACCCTTGGGGATAAGTACTTACCTCTCTTCGCCATGACATCAAGTCCTATTCGTCTTGAACTTCAGTTGGTGAATAGCCCTTTGATTCCCTTTGTTTCTATTTCTGCGATGGCTTCTTTTTCCCTTTACAACGTTGAGATTATTGGTTCTTTCATCGAGTTGAGCGACCAAGCTCTCTCTGTTATTCAGCAATCCCAGATGGGTGCTCCTTTGACAATGGCGGTGAATCGTTGGGCTTCATTGGTGTATAACGCCAATCTGTTGAACGCCACTACCAACGTGAGTGTGCCGGTGCCCTTCAAGTATAGCAGTGTGCAAGCACTTATTAGCACCATTCGTCAGCATTCTGCTGGTGCTATTACATTTGATGCTTATGGTTCTTTCAACTTCAACATCAATGAATATTGGTGGCAGTTTGGTTCTGAATCTCTCCCTACCAAGCACCCCGGTAGTTCCAGCACTGGAGGTGGAGACCATCAGACTATGTTTAACTACTACTGCTCTGCTTTGGGTTCTCCTTATGACCTCGACTACAATCCTTGCATCAACTTATACACATACGATACTCTTGCTATTCCGGCAGCAACAACTGAAAGCGCCAACACTTATGCTGGCAACTTAACTTCTATCTCTGGTGCTTTCGGCATTGGACAAGAGTTGGTTTCTTTCCCTTCTGCTAACCAAGACCAAATGTTCAGTGGTCGCAACACTTCTACTGAAGACATTTACCACAACATGATTTTCAATACCAATGCCACCACACCCGCAGTCCGCTTTGACTACTACTGCCTACATCATGCAGTCATCATTTGCGAAAATGGTTCTGCTTCTATCCGATTTTAAAAAACAACAAAAACATCAAAAATTCATGATATACCCCCTTTGAGATTTTACCAAAAGTGGCCACTTTAAAAAATAGGAAAATCGCAAAAGCTCACATACTACCCCCTTTGACATTTTAACAAAAACACGAAAAATGCACACAAATAAAATACCTCAAAAAGTCGCACCATATAGGTAAGCATTATACGCCCTTCGGGCGTGGGGACGTCAGAACTCTTGTTTAAACCATCAATTAACCCTTTTTCGTTTAAACTATCAACGAGTTAAACCTTTTTTCTATTTAAACAGACAATAAAAATATTTTTATTGTTCGGTTAAATCGGTTAAACCACAATGTTTAAACGATTTTCACTTAATTGACGGGTTAAATCAGTTAAACCTTCAATTGCCATCAATATTTGGTTAAACAATATTAAGGAATCATATAATTATTATCTATTCATTTATTATAGATGATTAACGGCCTTGGCTACAAGCTCGCAAACGTACCAACCATAACTGGACTTGCTACTATCACAGCTGATAATGTCATAAGTGATATCACAAACACAGACCAGCTCTTTATTGATGGAGTCGATGTATCAAGTGAAGTCAATAATCAAAAAGCAAGAATTGTTCTGTTAGAACAAAAGACAACTGGAATAACATATAGTGATGTTGGTTCTATCGATTTAACAACGATTGATAATAATCTAACTATTACAAGTGGTAAGGTTTTAACTGTTAATGGTGTTAATATAACTAGTGCCCTAACTGGAATCACATATGATAATACAGCGGGAGCAGATTTAACTACTATTGATAATAATGTAAAAATGACAAAAAACGTGGCTGGAACTCAATTTACTATTAGCACCGGAGGTGCATTTGTAACTCCAGTTGTTGGTGATAAAGCGGGATTAATATCATATAATGATGGAGCCAATTCTTTTATAATTCAAAATCAAGAAACAAGTGGGACCATGCAATTTCGTGCGTTTGATGCATCAAATGTTTTAAAAGTAGTATTGGAACTATCAAGTAGTATTTTTGATACTATTACTACAACAAATCCAACTATCAGCGGATTTACTGACCCTATAGCATCTGACAGCACAAGTAAAGTAGCAACTACAAGATGGGTTCAATCTGCCATTTCTTCAATAGGACCTGGAGCTTCTAGCACCATTGCCGTAGCAGTTAATAATACAGCAACTATTATGTATCCTATTTTTGCAACAACGGGTGCCGGTCAGAAATCGCTTTTATTTGATACAACTTCAACCCCACTTTCATATAAGCCAGATACATCTACGCTTACAGCATCTGTTTTTAGTTTAAATGCGTTGGGTAGATATAGCATACCAACAACAGTTCCTTCTTCTATTTCGGGAGGGGGAACAGATATAACTATCTTAAATGATAATATTGGAGGAGTAATTGAATTTAGGGTTGCTACTAGTTTTTTACCTCTTAATGTTTTATCATTTTCAACATCTAGCGCTGAGTTTAGGGTTCCTACAATTGTTTCACTAGCGGACGGAGGAGGTGCTAAAACAACTCCTTATTTTACGGTGGAAGATGAAACTACACCATTTGGCGGTTTTAACGTTATACCAAACACTACTGCTAGTGCATTGAACCCAATTACCGATTTAAATGATACTTTGTTATATGGAGCAAGCAATACAATTGGAACTCAAAATTTATCTCTTTCAGTTTGGAGTAGCACAACATCTGGAGTCAGAATTACTCCAACATCTGCGTTAATTGGAGCTGGAGGAACTGCATCGACACCAACATCTTCCGTTAGTTGTAGCGGAACAACAGTATCTGTTGTTGGAAACCCTATAGTTGAAAATAGAAACATTATTGTAAATAACGCAAATGGAAACCAAGCAATTTCAGTCGGAACTGGAGGAACAAATGCTAATAGTTGTCTTATCATAACTAATACTGGAAATGCTGTTGATACAGTTAATTTTACTGTAGCTGGAGCGGGCAATACAATTGTTGGAGTTTCTGCTGGAAGTGCTATGACTTCGCTCCTTTTTGATGATACATATGTTGGAGATAATGCTGGTGGAAGTTCTACTGGGTCTTCGAATACTTGTGTGGGTAAAAACGCTGGCAGTAATATAACAAGTGGAAGTAATAATACGTGTATTGGTAAAAATTCAAGTGTGCCAACCCCTGGAGGGTCTAATCAAGTAGGGCTGGGTTCTACAAGTGATTCTATATTTATTCGAGGTGGTTTAAATATAAGAATTGGTGCTCTGATTACAAATAATATAACTTTACCAACTGGAGGATTGCCTTTAGCTCAACACTATCCAGTTGCTATGAGTGCCGCAAGTTGTATAATTACATTACCAGCTCCAGGTGGCGTTGCAGTATTGGGAGCAATGGTTTCATTTAAAAGAAGAACTAATACAACTGCCTTTACTATCGCAGCCGGAGCTGGGACTCCATTTTTACCAACTAATAGCATTACTGGAACAGCAAATTATGCAATGGGGGTTGGTGCTTTTCAAGTATCTTTTATTTGTGATGGAGTTAATTGGTGTGTAATATCAAATTTATAATATTTGTTTATTATATAATGTCTTCTATTCAACCTTTTGATAAAACAATAATTCAAACTATAGTTCGTTTTTCACTAGATATAACCAAACTTATATTAAATGAATCTGCTACATTTACAGTATCATTATATGATGTGAATGATATTGTAATTGATAGACAATTTGTTTCAATTGAAGGAACAGATTATGTAAATTGGGGTAATGATGATTCTTATATTATTCGCTTTGTAGCGAACCAATTGGGATTTGTCATGGATTAAAAAATAAGAGCAACCAATAAAATATAGCAATACTTAACAATAAGTGCTTTGATTATAATTTTAATTTGCTCGACAAGTTCGTCTGAATGCTCGGCCCAAATATCTCGAAAAAAAATATGGCCAAATTCTTTAATCGCTGTTTATTACGTCGCCATAGTGTCGTCTTAATAATTTTCGGAAATACTAAGTCTAGTACCATCTCGACTAAGGGTGCTTCTCCATTAAAGTAATCCTTACATATCTCCACAACAACCTCCCGTTTTACATCTCCTTGATTGGGTTTATTGAAAATGTCCTCTACCACTTGTGCAACAAATAACACAACAGAATGATTCAATTTTAATTCTTCTAGGTCGAATATATCAAAAGCTTTCTTTAATTCTATGATTGTTTCAGTCTTGAGTTTTAATTCTTTAATCGATTTCTTTTTCTCTTTATATCCTTTAATTCCCGAGAGATTTAAGCGGGTTTTTGGGACTTCTTTTATGCTTGAGTCTCCAAGCAATACTGGTTCTTTAACAATCTCTTCTATCTTCAAAACTGTGCTCGATGGCACAACCACTTCGGGCGGTGGCGATGGGGGAACACTGTAGAAGTTATTCATTATACTATACCAATACAAAATAATATAATCTATTTGTATATTAAATGGAATTCGATACACCCAAGGTTAATTTTATTTTGAGAGAAAGCGATATATCAACCTCAAATGTAGTTGGTGATTATCCACTATCAAACTCTGTTGGTTCTATTGACCAATATAGAACTTCTATTACGTGGAATGCAGTGAATATTAAAAACATATTGGGAAGTTTATATGATAATTATGAGTTGTTCAATTTGGAAGTAAGAAGTATAACAAATCCAATTCCTACTACCTTATTTGGTGTGAGTGATAATGATAGAGCTATTACTTTTAAAATGGCTGGATTAGATTGGGTGTTTAACACATATGATACTAGTAGCGGAAATACAGTGAACGAAGCCATTTTTACAAATACGCGTTTTTCAAATCAAACAACTAGTCTTAATCAAGTAGGAATAAGAAGAATGACTACTACATTCCGCAAGTGTATTACTACCAATATTACTATTTCTTTATATAATGTAAATGATGTGCCTCCAAATATGAATGTGGGAACTATTTGGCCTCAAATGATTTTTGGTTTTAAAATTACTCCAGTATCTTAATTTTTTTGTATGTTATATATATAATGCAATATATAACACCCAAAGCTTCTTTTGCTTTAAAATTGAATGATATATCTTTAAGCGATACGTTTGCAGATTACCCTATTACAAACAATGTTGGGACCATTAATGATACTAGAACTATTATAACTTGGTATTCTATTAACTTTGAAGATATATTGGGCGACATGTATAATAAGTATGAGTTTTTTAATTTGAGATTAAAAACAATCCAATACAATAGTCAAGCGGGATTCGCTACAACTGCGAATGACCGAACTCTTTTTTTCCAAATGAGTGGTTTGAATTTTGCCAATTCAAACTATGATACTGCTCGAGGTTGTAATGTAGGAAGCACTATTATTGGTGCTAGTATATTGGGTGTAAGTAATCCCGCTATTATTACATGTGATGATGCTTTTATCATTACTATAAGAAAACAAAAATCGGCTGATATTACTATGACCTATATTAATGTAAATAATGTGGCTCCATCAACTGGTGCGGGGACTCAGTTTCCAAGAGTGGCTTTTTATTTTGACCTTACACCCGTTTATACGGATATTCCAAAAACAATTGAATTGTCTTCTACAAAATGCTCTTCATTATATACTTACTATATTGATACAACAACAACAACTCTTCAGATGATTGATATGTATGCTGTTTTGGGTAGAGAGAATTTCGAACTTGGTGCTAAATACAATTTGGTTGTAAAATTTGTTCAAGCATCGATTAATGCCAATTATGTCGCGTCTATGGCTAGTTATATGTTTTTGGTTGAATCAAGTGGTATGAGATTTCAAAACTATGAAACCGCTATTGGTAAGGTTGGTGGTAATAGAATGCAAATGACTACATATGCTTCATTTCAAGGGGTAATAGGAACTACTACAGTAACGAATACTGTGAGAAGTCAAACATCAAATATTATGACCTTTACACTAGAAGCACAAATGGCGAATATGACTATTCAAGTTCAAAACATGGTTAATAATACTGAAAATACAATCGCAATTGGAAACATTATTATAGTGTTTGATATTTGGAAGTGTATCAATTAAGGGGGGCTTTGTTCCCTTTGGGAATAATATAATAGCATGAAGTATTATATCATTTAATGAATATTCATTTTACATTGGGGACAGCATGTATCAAGTGGCATAACAGATTCATCGTCTAGAACTATTACATCGCCAAATACAGATTCATGTAATTCGCTTTGTTCGACCCAAGACTTGTGTCTCTTGCTATTCAAGTGATGAGCAAATGACATCTTAGAACCAATCCATCCGCATTCGCATTCCTTCTGAACCATGTAATGTTTTTGGCATGCTTGTCTATTATAATCTATTTTCTTTGATTTAAAGACATTGGTCTTCACACGAGGAACACGAGTATTCAATGTTGGTTTGAACAAGTGATACATCGCATATTCAATGAAAGTGCTTGCTTCCTCAGTGCATATCTCAATATGAACACACTCACACACGAAATTGTTGAATCCACCATTCTCACTGATGAATTGATATAACTTTAAATCGCTATCATTCGAGAGCAACTTATGGTGCGAAATGCGTGCTTCAAAGTGGCATGTCTTACCAATATAGGAGTCAGACACTTCTGGGTCTTTGCAATAAATTCTATAGAAGTAATGCTTTTTCTGGATTGGCTGAGTTGAGTTTGTTTGTAATTGTTGTTCCATGGCGTTCATTTTATATATTACCCAAAGATTAAAATTTTTACAAATAAACTAATTCTTTTAAAAATGCTAAAGGAATTCTAAAAATGCTAAAGACTTCGATTATACATATTTATATTTTCAACCATCGTTTTGTATTTTCCATTTAATAAGAGACATTCAAAGAAAAAGCGACATGGCAATTTGGTGTGTAATTTATTCCACTCTTCTATTGTAAGACCTTCATAGAATTCCTCACGGGTTCCTTTATCGCCATTGTCAATATAGCATACTGTATTTCTATCCCCTATGTCCATACACTTTCCATTCATAAAATATATACGATAACGGTAATAGGATTTGGGTGATATTTCAAAATTGGCAATCTTGCTTTCTTCAAACATAATTATAACTGGTTTCATTACTGATATATTATAATTATATATTTTTCCCTATTCTATTCCTTGTTTATCAATTGTTTGTAATATAGGAGCAAGGTCTCTTGAAGTTATCTCTTTTCGGAGTTGCCCTTTCTTTTTGCCAGTTTTATAAACAACATTGGGGTCGATTTGAAACTGTGCTAGGTCTAGTTTGCCTTCAATAATCAACCTATTCACATCACGAAGAGATATGTTGGTTGGAACTGCTTCACTTTCTTCACTTGTCTCGAAAATCATTTGCCCCTCTGTTAATAAATCTGTTTGCTGTTGAATTAACTCCTCCTCATTCGGGGGTGCTTCTTCTGGCGCTCCTTGTTGCGCTTTTTGTATCTCCTCAACAGATTGGATATTTCCTTCTGGTGTAAGGGTCCATGTATCACTTGACATATTGAAAGAACTTCTATTACCCACTTGGTCTTGTGATTGAATTGTTTGTATTATTTCTGGTTGAAATCTATCATTCTCAACTGGATTTGCATATCGCAATGGCCTTGACGCATTTTCTCCCAATACGCTTTTTTTAAATTTGTCGGGTTCTTGAAAGTACGAGATTGGTAAGATTGGTTCATCACTCATAAATTCTTCTTGTTGAAGTGGCTTTGGTTTTCTTCTTTTCTTTAATCTAGTTGATGTAGCTTGTTCTTGTTTCTCTTCTTGTGTAGGTGCATCAAGAATTTTCTTGGTTTCTGCTAAACTAGGTGGTGGCTTATTGATTAATAAGGGTGGCTGAGGTGGTTGAAAGAAATCTGTTTGAGGTGGTGCTCTGAAATAACTGACTTCACTTCGAACGGGTGGTTGATTGCTTACTGCTCCTTTCTTCTTATCCTCTTTATCGCCAATATTAATTCTGACTGTCTGCTGGTTCTTCGGTTTGAGTTTCTTGATAAGTTTGAGAATTTCCTCATTGGTGAGTCTTCCCTTCTTCTTCTTTCGCTTATCCTTTTTCGATTTGATTGGCATAGTATATCAATAGATTTTATTTTATTTGCAGTTCGTTAAAGTTCTTATACATCTTTCCACTGAATAAATCTATATCGAGATGCTGATATGGTTCGCTGAATGTGTAGTCATATAACTCTTGTTGTTTATCTTTGGCTATTTGAAATACCTCTTTGGCAACTGATGACCATTCCTCTGTGTTTTTTGGCTTGAAGATAGTGATATAGTTCATTTGTTTTCTTAATAGCTTTGGTAGCATATAATACGATTGCAAAGTGAAGACCCATGAACATGATATGTGTCGAGTCTTTAATATCATTTTATTTAATGCTTTAATTAATCCCTTGTCTTTCAGTGAGCCACCCATGTCATCTATTATGATAAGTGAGTTCTCCATTGGACAATCCATGTCCAAACATTCCTCTTTAATTGATAGGAGTGAATCCTCTATCTCTTCCAGCACTTCTGCGTCTATCTCATGATACACTTTATCGTGTTTTTCAAAGGGATGTTTATGCACTGATAGAAAACTTGTCAGTGGCGTAAATACAAAAACATTATCAAACTTGCCTCGATAGTAGTCAGCACTTTTAAACATATTAAGCAACATGCTCGACTTGCCAGAACCACCAGAACCGGAGACAGCCCAAACAAAGCCGTTTCTAGAAGGCAGATTCCGGTTGATTCCATCCAAGTATATATTCATAGCTTCCTTAATGGGAGGCATCTTTTTTAATTTGCTATCAACCTCAACGATACTCATAATATATACTATTATAAAAAATAGGTGGATAAATCCCCCTTAGACCCCCAATTAAGGAGGGTTCTAAAGGGAACGTAGTTCCCTTATATTAAGCAATGTTTAACCAAAATTTTTATGTTTAACTATATTATGGAAGCTATTATTGATAAAGTGAAAGAGAACCGCCCTCACCTTTCTGCTGGAAGTATCAAGACCTATAAAAGTATTTTGAAGAATATATATGATAAATGCTATGATGATAAAGAGTATGACTTTAAAAAGTTTGAAGATGATTCAGTCATTTTGGACCATTTGAAAGATATTGCTTTTAACAAGCGAAAAACAGTATTGGCGGGCCTTTCTGTGCTTACTGGTAATCCCGCTTACCAAAAGGTGATGATGCATGATATTCATGAATACAATGCAGAACAGTTGAAACAAGAGAAAACCCCGGCACAAGAAGAAGGAATGATTGAACCGGAAGAAGTCATGTCTATCTTTAACCAGTTAGAGACAAATGCGAAACATTGTTTGAAGAAGCAATCACTTACTCCAAGCGACTTGGTTGAAATACAGAAATGGGTTATGCTTGCTCTTACTGGAGGAATCTTCCAACCTCCCAGACGTTCAGTCGATTTTGGGATGATGAAATGGCGAAACTATGATAAGGAAAAAGATAATTACATTGATATTAAGAACAGTAAGTTTATATTCCAGAATTACAAGACGGCGAAAACATATGGCATGCAAGAAACAGAGATTACCAAGCCATTGAAAGTCATTCTTAATAAGTGGTTCAAAGTGGTTCCAGATGGATGCGACTATGTGTTATTTGATGCGAAAATGAAAGGGCTTACTAGTCCCCAAATGACCCATCGCCTTAATGATGTGTTTGGAAAGAAAATCTCAACGAGTATGTTGAGGCATATATTTCTTCAGAAGAAGTTTGGGAATGTGGATTTGGAAGAGCTACAGAAGACAGCTACCGCTATGGGCAATTCCTCAATGCAAGCACTTCTTTATACCAAAAAGTAGGGATTACGTAACCCCCTTTAAAATAAATCATATAAAATTATTATATCATTTATCTAGAACGGGTGTGGCTTTCATGAATGCCATTTGCACCAATAAGAACAGTCGCCAAGGTATTCGAACCATTAATATCACTATGATGTATAAGCGGGTCCATATACATATAAAAAGAAAATAATATTGTTTGATATACTATAATGGGAGTTTATGAAAATGATATGTATGAAAATGGAATGTACGAACTATGCACTTCTTGCCATCCATGTTTGGCAATTACATATTATGAGATTCTATTAATCTATGGATTTTTATAATCCCAAAAAGGCGGGTGTGGCGGGTGGCTGGTGGCGGGTTGTTTTAAAGTCTTTCCATTATAAAATTTATAAAATATTTTTTTTAAAAAATAATTATTTTCTTACAAAAAAATTGAAAACACCCGCCACCACCCGCCACCCGCCACCCAATGGTTTATGGTCTTATTATTATGAGTATATATATCTATTCTTTACACTTATTATGGTAAGAAGATAGTAAAAAGAAGAAAAAAAGTAAAAAGTCAGTAAGAGAAAGTGGGTGGCGGGTTGGGTGGCGGGTGGCGGGTTGAGGTGGCGGGTGGCATATGGAAAGTCTATAAAATAGACATATACATTTTTCATTATTAATATAAAATTATCTTATTCTATTATATTAAGGAATAATGACGGACACAATGATTAAGGAAAACCAACAACCAAATGAAAAGCGAAAAGAGCAACTCAGACGGTATGCAATCAAGTATCGAAACAAGAATTTGATTCAAGTGAGAGAAAGAGAAAGAATATATAAACTCAATTTTCGAGAATTCGAAAGATTAAGGACAATTGACCTTTTTGATTAATTCAATCCAAAAAAAATTGAAATGAATTAATTAATAATTAAATGAATTAACTTAAAATTATTTTCTGGACATAGTATATAAAATGATGAAGGACATTAAGGAAACTCAAACCCCCCAAATTCGATTTACCAAAGAATGCAGAACTATTGATATTCAAACAGTGAATGCTACAAGCTATAAAGATATGTGCCAGTCTTTCAATTGCTATGAAATTCTTCCAGATGATAGACCAATCAAGCCATACTTTGATATCGAGATTAAACCAAGCCACTGCAAACCAACCCAAGTCTATGATGATAGATGGATTGAAATATTAAATTTGGCGACTATTGAATTATTGAAGCACTTTCCAAATGCGAAGATTGCTAGTTTGAATGCTTCAAAAGAGTCATATATATCATGTGTATTTGGTGGAGAAGCATGGATTATTTCACTTCATATCATAGTCTCAAACTATATCGCAACAAAATCTCAAATGTTATCTATTGTTAATTTAATGAACACTTCATTAAGAGACAATTTCAATGATACAATTGGTCAATATTTTGAGATTGAAGACCAAGCAAGCTTTAAATTATTTGATGATAGTGTCTATGATGTAAATCGAAAGATGCGGTCTGCTTTTGCCAATAAAACAAATTACAAGAATTCAAAAATTACTGTAGAGAATCGTCCTATGGAAATTGTTCAAGGGACATTCGAGGAAACAGTAATCAGTTCATTCTTTGTTGAAAACCCATTACAACTAGAAATGCAAACTGTTGCTACTACTGTTGCGCCAACAGTTGTTCAACCAGCAACAGATGAAATGAAAACTGAGAATGAGTTGTTTGTCAAGATGGCAATTGAGAATGGATTCTTACGCAATCATACAGACCGCAAGGAATGGATTCAAATGGGTTGTGCTTTACATCATTCAGTTGGTGGCAATAATGGGATTGCTTTGTTTGATTACTATTCACAGCAATATCCCAAGTATTATGATAGAAGTGGTGTGATTAAAACATGGGAATCTTTAAAAGACATTAATGGTGCTCAAAAGAAACCTACAACAATCGCAACAATTCACAAATGGTGCAAAGATGAAGACATTGAAAAATATAAACAAATTGTTTCTCAAGTCAAAACCATCACAAAGGCAAACATGATTCAAGACCAACTTAAACAACTGGAAGCAACGATTGACCCAGCATTAACATATGCCGAAATGAAAATCGAGTTTGAAAAGTCTCATTTCAAAATCATTGATAAAGCGTTATTCTTCACAATCGAACCAAATGGGGAAATAACAATTCATACAAAGCAATCACTACAAATTGCGTATGAACATATGCGTTTTGATAAAGTGGTTAAGAATCAAATAATCCCATCTGCTTTTGTAGATGAATGGTTAAAAGACCCAGCTATGCGTAAATATGATAGAGCAGATGTATATCCACCCGACCAAGTTGTTCCTCCAAATGTATTCAATTTATGGGTTCCATTCGCGATGGAACTAGTAGATACATGGGAGGATAAACAAGATGAACTTGAATTGATAAGAAAACACATTTTAATACTATGCAATAATGAACAACACATTGCGGATTACTTTGAATTATGGATTGCCCAAATGATTCAACAACCAAGCGTAAAAACAATTTGCCCAACAATGATTTCAGAGCAAGGTGCGGGCAAAGGAACTATAATGCAGTTGTTTATCAAAATGTTTGGTTCTTCCAAAGTGTTAAATGAAATGACCAATCCAAGTCGAGATGTATGGGGCAATTTCAACTCACTCATGAAACAAGCATTCCTAGTAAATGTAGATGAGTTAAGTGGAAAAGATAGCCGAGATGCAGTGGGTCAAATAAAAGCATTAATTAAATCTGCTACTATTTCAATCAACTCAAAAGGCCAAGCCCCTATTATTGTAAAGTCTTATCATAGATTCTTTAACACTACAAATAATAGCGACCCGGTATCAGTCTCAAAAGATGATAGACGTAATTGTGTAATTCGTGCAAGTGATGAGCTATGTCGAAACTCAACTTATTTCAATAAAATGTATGAAATCTTGGCAGATGTAAATGTAATTAAAACTTGCTATGAATATTTCAAAAAATTAAAGGGTGCTACTAACTTTAACGCGATTGCAATTCCTCATACTGAATATCACGAGGAGATGAGTCAGTTAAGTGTATCTCCAATTGAAGCATGGTTAAAAGATTACACTCAAGAGTTTTACAATCTGTCTGGTAATGAAATTGAAAACACATACGAATTACCAAGTGCAAACTGTTTCACATTATTTAATGAATGGAAAGAAAAAACACATATGACATATGATGTAAATGCATTGAAGTTCTCAGTTCAAATGAGCAGACTCAAAATAAATGGTATTGATTCAAAGAAGGGAAGTAAAGGAATTCGATTGACAGTATTCAATCTAATTAAATTGGCCAATCATTTCAAAATATAAATTAATAAGAACCGTGTGTTTTTTATTAATTCTAGTTTTTTCAGTTTTTTTGTAATTTTGTTTTTAAATTGAATCAAATTTTGATAAATACTTATATTAAGGGATTACGTAATCCCGATTTAAAGTAATCCCATATAGTATAACAATGCCTTATAAGAATAAAGAAGACCGTTTGAACTATGGACGCAACTATATGAAAAATAAAAGAGTAATCCCAGAAGTAATCCCGAATGTAATCCCATTAAGCCCTCACCATCAATTAAAGTGGGCAATTCAATTATCAAAGATTCATTCAGAATTCTTCAAGCATGCTTGGTTCGGAAGATGGAAGTTCGAACTATTACAAGTTCATCAACAATTATATTTGTATAAGCATATATAAATGGAGAAGACTAGAATGAAGGCAATTGAAATGATACAGTATTCCAATCCAGTTATCGCACAACACCAAGCATGGAAGTATCTAGGCAGAGATGCAATCTTACACATATCAACCAAGCCAACAAAGAAGTACATGATTCAAGGGCCGGATGGCAAATGGATACACTTTGGTCAGATGGGAGCAGAGGACTTCACATATCATCAAGATGAAGCCAGACGAGAAGCCTTCCGTAAAAGGAATCGCAAGTGGGCTAAAGCCGACAAATGGACACCAGCATTTATGGCATATTATATACTTTGGTAGGCATATAATACTATTCTCCTTAATGAGCATATAATCTATCTCTTTCTTCAACAAGTCTATCATATTCGAGGTCATCCTCACACATCTCTTCATCCATAGCAAAACCCGCTTCTTTCAAAAAGAACTTCTCCATATCACTCCTTTCACTTGGAGGTGCAGTCATGAATTCAAACATATTGGGACGGACTAACTTCTCTTTCTTTTGACGATTGAATTCCTCAATCTGGTCTTCATTGTAAATAAGACGATTCCAATCTAATTGATATCCCTCTTCTTCTTCAACTGAATAAAGGAGCTTATTCCAGTCCAACATGAATCCAGCAGTTAAAGGAGTATAATGGCGAATGGGTTCATAAGGTGTAGGTATAGTCGAGATGGCCTCAACTTCAGCAAAGCTAATATCAATTACTTTATTTTGTTCAGTCATATATATAATGGCTCAACAAAAAAATAATACCATTAATCTTTATTTAAACTCAAAGTATGCCTTAAAGCAATTAAATGGAACCTCCAACTGTTTATTCGACTTCAGCGCTCTTCCAGTTGATGATGGTGAGATTTACGTGAGCATACAGAGTGCCCAGATTCCCGGAACATTCTATAATGTAGATGATATTAATAACCTTCTAGTGTATAATATAAATGGTGGTGCGAATATCAATCTAGTCATTCCTCAAGCAAACTATAATTGTAATTCACTTTTAACATATTTGTCATCAGTCATGACGGGATTCACTATCACATTTAATAGTGCAACCAACAAATATACATTCACGCATGCAACCAATATCTTTTCATTCAAATCAACAAGCACATGTTTCGAGTTGTTAGGTTTCCGTGAAGGAGCTACATATAATTCAACGGGTCTTTCACTTACAAGCGACTTATGTATTAACTTCTTCACAATACAAACTGTGATGATTGAAATAAGCAACTTGATAACCAATAACAAAACTTCAAACGCAAGTGAAAATAATCCAAGTATTCTAGTAAGCATTCCAATCACAACAAGTCAAAATAGTGTATTGTCATATGTAAATTCACATAACTTATTTGAAAAGATTAATTCAGTGAAAAACTTCGCATCATTACAAGTGCGGTTATTGGACCAAGACCTTGCGTTATTAGACTTGAACGGAGGAAACTGGACAGCAACACTTCAAATAAACTATTAAGGATTGAATTTTTATCTTGACATATTCTATAATGGGACTTGGCTCGAAACTATCAAACACCTTTAAAGGTCTTGGCAACAAAGTGCAAAGCGGAGTTAAAACGGTTGGAATGAAGATTAATAATGCGGAGAAGCAAGTTCAAAAGGGAATTGGTAAAGGCATTGATTTAGGGCAGACAGTTCTTCGCAAAACCGAGAAAGGAAT